TGCCCATATCCTGCTTGTCGTCGGAGTAGGTGAACAGGTCGGCAAACGGCGGCGAGAAAACGGAGAAGTCAACCGATTCGTCTGCCATGCTACGCGCCACGCGGACGCAATCGCCGTTGTGAGCGGTCCACTTGCTCGTCGAATCCGTTGTGATGTCCAGTTTCATCCTTGTCATGTCCTTCTTGGTGAGCAGGGCCGATGCGTTGCGCATATTCGTCTGCATGGTTTGGTGTTGCTCAATCTTGCGTTTGACCGTTGAAAGCACGGCGTGTTCCGTCGCGGCGGTAATGACGTGACAGTTTACCGGCCTTTTCTGCCCGAATCGGTATGACCGGCGCAACGCCTGATAGAAGTCCTCAAACGAATATGACAGCCCTACAAATGCCACGTTGGCGCAATGCTGAAGGTTCAACCCGTACCCGAACATGGACGGCTTGGAAATCAGGACGCGAATGGAGCCGTCAAGGAATCCAGCAATGGCGCGTTCCTTCTTGTCCTCGGAGTCCGCACCTCGCACTTCCACCGCGTCAGGAATCGCGGCCTTTAGCGCGTCGGATTCGTAGTTGGTATTGCACCACACCGTCCAGCATTCGGTCGACTCGTTCACGATCCCAGCGCACTTGGCGACTCGTTCGGGGCATGTCAGGCGCATTTCAGCGTGGATATTCGTCGCGCTCATCGCGCCCATGCGGAACAACTCGCCGTCAGCATGAATGGCGGTGTCAACGTCAACGACGTGCTGAACCATGTTCAACGGCGGCAGGTTGTACCCTTCGTCGGAATAACCAATGTCGGAAGGTTTGAACACGCAAGCGGCCCAAGTCGAAACAAACTCCCAGAAATCGCTTTCCGCGTGTCCCTTCAACTTCCACTCCCCGGTGTCTCCGGTGTCATTTATGAACCACGTTGCCAGGATTTGGGCCGACTTTCCAACGCCAAGGAACTCGGCATGGTTGCAAAGTTCCGTGATGTCGTTCGGGCTTGGAGTGGCGGTGCAGCATAGCCTGAACCGGCAATGCTCGAACGCTGAAACAAGCTCCATCTTTGTCTTGCCTGTAAACGCTTTGAGAATGGACGATTCATCCAGCACAACGCCCGCGAAATCAGTCGTGGTGAACTTGTCCAGTCGGTCATAGTTCGTGATGTAGATGCCGGGCTTGTGGCAGTCGGATTGGTCGTGAACATGCAACGCCTCAATCCCAAACTTGCGCCCTTCGTTCATCGTCTGATCCGCCACGGCTAGCGGGCAAAGAATCAACACCATTCCTCCCGTGTAAAACTGAACATGCCTCGCCCATTCAAGCTGCTGCAAAGTCTTCCCAAGTCCACAATCTTCAAACAACGCGCATCGGCCTTGCTTGATCGCCCACGTCACCACTACCTTTTGCCAGTCGAAAAGGCTAGTGTTCAACGGCAACACAGGATCGAACCCGTGCGCGATTGGCTTGCGGGATTTGCCCGCGATGAATTTATCGTAATCCGTCGTCATGTCATGTTTCCTTGGTTTGAAAAAATCCCCCACCCGACGACCACGACCAAAAAGGTTTGCGGCGGTCCGCTCGGGCTGGGGAGTACGTTGTATCAGAACGGCGCGGGGGTTGTCGATCCCGGAACGTCGTGGAACTTGCTCACCTTGTTGGACTCGCCTGAGCTGCCGTCCTGCTTGGTGAACGTCTCAACTCCGACGGTGCATTCACCAGACGCGCCCACAACCTCATTCCAACGCGGTTTGATGGCCTCGCCGTGCTTCCGGTGTCCGATGGCGCGGAAAAACTCGCACAGCTTCCATTCGGTGTTTTTGTGGAGGACCAGGGTTTCCCGCGCCATGCCGATCTTCCCGGTTGCCGGGTCGAGCAGCTTGATTTCGAGCCTTGCCATCGGCGCGCCCGCAGTGCTCTTCCCTTGGCTTGTTGCGCGTTCCAGTTTAAGAACTTCAAAGCGATACCGCCCAGCGGGCAGCACCTCAAAGGAGTTTCCATCGGCGGAGATTGCGGAGTCCCAGTTCAGATTTGACATGTTCAGTTCCCTTTCGTGAGTTGATGCGTGATGATGATTTCAAGGCGGGCGTTTACGGCCCGGAGTTCGGAGAGAAGCGCGACAGCCGCAACGGTGGCGACGGTCAAGGCGATGATCAGGCAGGCGGATTTCACGCGTTCACCCCTTTCGCCCCGGCAATCCACTTGGCGACGTTTTCAGGCTTCGCCATCGCGGAAAGCAGGTGCGGCGGAATTTCGCCCAGAGTCGCAACCGGAGCGGGGAGACGTTGCGATGAAACCAGGAACCCGATAACCTGATCGGGAGTGACGCCACCAGCCTTCGCAGCTTCTTCCACCTCGTCTAACCACGTCAGCGGTGGTGCAGCGACCACCGGGGCGGCTACTGGCGCGGAAACGCCGGCGAACACCGGCGCAAGGCTGGCCACGTCAACCGGCAGCTCGTCCGCAAGCCCGAAGCGGTTCTTCGCATCGTACGCCGCGTGGTGCGCGGTGTACATGACGCGCTCACGCCCGCCTATGCCCTTGGAACGTCCGCCCGCGCCTTCCTGAACCATGGTGCGGAAGTTCAGGAACAAGAGCAGGTCGCACCATTCTTTGAGCAGCGGCGACACCTGCTTCGTGCATTTCAGCTCGAAGCGGTCATAGGGTTGCCCGGTTTCCGTAGGCGGGTCGCACCGCTTCACGGCAGCATGGGCGAGAAGAACGACGTGCATCCCGCGCTTGGCTTGCAGGGCGTTTAGGCTGGCCAGTATCTGCGCCATCGCATCGGCTAGGACGGTGTAGCCCTTCCCGTATCCGAACGCTTCGATGCCGTCCACCTTCGCCTTCCGGCACACGTCCTCCGTGACGCGGCGTTCCAGCCAATCGGCGGTGTCGATGACAACGGTCCGGAAGTCGTGCGGATCAATCGCCAGTTGGGCAATCGCCTTCCGCACGTCCTCAGCCGTGGTCATTGGCTCAACTCTTGACACGTCCAGCTGTTTCGTGCCGCCCTCGATGTCTAGGAACACGGGATTCGGCCATGCGGCGGCAAAGGTGGATTTTCCAACACCCTCCGGCCCGTACACGACGGCCTTGACCGGCGCGGCTTGTTTGCCCTTGATGATGTTCATCGGATCACCCCCAGCTTCTTCGCCACCAACGCGGTAGCGCGCAGATCGTCTTCGTTGTAGGCTTTGCAGGAGGCGAAGTTGCCCGCCGCCCAGTGAGTTGCGAACGTCGCGCCGTTGATCGGTCCGCCCTTCGGCGATTCGATCCCGAACACTCCGCAAAGGTGGTCCAGCGAAACGCGGTGTTGCCGGTCGCCGCAAGCCCAGACGCGCATGGTGTCCGCCCAGATGGATGGACGGTATTCCAGCAGATCGGCCATGAGTCCGGTCGGCACCTTGACGCCGCTCACCATGGAACGGCGCACCAGGAACGGGGCATCAAACGCCAGGACGTTGTGCCCGATGATGTTGTCCGGGTTTACCTCGAAGATGAAGTCCCACAGATCAATCAGGAGTTCCCGCTCCGGTCCGGAGAAGTGCCAGACTTCCCCGGTGTCCGCGTCCATGCACCCGGCAAGCAGTACTTGCCCCGAAATGGCGTCCAGCGCGGCCCCGTCGCCGGATTTGAAAGCGGCCATCTCTTCCGCGATCTTGGCTTCGATCTTGGCAGGGTCTTTGAGGTTTCCCAGCTTCACGTTTTCACGCGTCGGACGCAGGAACTCCCGCGCCTCCACGGGCAGCGGCCCGGTTTCAATGTCCAGCACAAGATGCCGGATTCGGTGTGTCGTCATGTCATGTCCCCTTTGTGGTCTTGGTTTCTCGTTTCACAGCTTCCAGCAGGCGCACCCGCGCCCACGTGGAAGGAAGAAGTCCGGAAGCCTTAGCGGCTTTCCGGATGGCTTGCAAGTCAGACTTACTCGCCAGTGTGATCTTGATCGTCATGTCGTCTCCTTGGTTGACCAAATAGCAAACGCTTTTACTGCTTCGTAGTTGGCGCGGATCAGCTTGAACGCTTCCGTGTTTCGTGGTGTGCCGAACACTTCGTCACCGGCAAACCATGCGTCCCATTCGGGGATTGTCTTTGTCTTACATCCGATGTGAATTTTGTCGCCTTCGCAGGTCACGCGCCAGGCGCATCGCGGTACATATCTACCGTCGCGCCACAGGCCGCCGTGCCACTCGCCATCGTACCACACGCCGCCGTGCCACTCGCCGTCGTGCCACTCGCCGCCACGCCACACGCCGTCGCGCCACACGCCGCCGCGCCACACGCCGTCGCGCCACACGCCGTCGCGCCACACGCCGCCGCGCCACACGCCGCCGCGCCACACGCC